CTATTTTTGTTTTCTTTTTTACAGTTACTTTATCTGGAGAGTAATGAATTTCAGTTCGCCTTCCAACAAGCGTCTCAACATCACCCACATAAAAAGCAGCTCCTCTAAAAGAGGCCTTTTCTACCTGTCCTGTTTTCCAATATAAATTCTGTCTCCAATTCATTGTGCGTGCCCGTATTTCATATTTGGCCCAGTCAGAGATGCAATTCGAAGATCAAGTGCAATATCTCCTTTCGTTCTCACATTGCCAAGGGATGCGCCAGTTCCTTTCTCTGCCTCAAGTTTTATCGTTACATCAGCTGCTCCTCTATCGCCATTTATTATCTTGTTGATATCGTAAGGATCAGAACCTGTTTCTTTCTCTTTCAGTTTCTTTCTCTTTTCATATTCATTGTAGCCTTTTACTGTTTGCCCTGATCCAACTTGAGTAACGCCTTTTTTAAGCTCGGCATTCAAAATACTAAGAGCCTCACCGATTGTTTTCCCACCTTTTAGAGCTTCGATTGCTGTGATGAGAGCCTTGATATTTGTTACCATTCCTCCTATGGTTCCGGACATGGACATCATACCAGCTCCCCACTCTTCCCAATTGATAACAGCTTCACGTATTTTCTTTGCCGCATAAATTATCAAAAGAATCAAGGCTATAAGCGGGAATCTTTTCACAGTGAAATTAAGAGCTTTCTGAGCAGCGTTCCAGAACCATGTTGCGTTTGCAGCTGCACGGATAAGAGCAACTAATTTTGGAAGCTTGCTTATTCCTGTACCAAGTAAACTGAACACACTCATCGTTGCTGATACTGTTTTAATGGCTTTGCCTACAACAATAAGTGCTGGCCCAAGAATAGCAAGGGCCAGAGCTGTCTTCATTATATATTTTGTAAGAGTTGGATGCGCCTTGATCCATGCCGCAAGAGAAGCAGTCAACTTGGTTATCCTCGCAGCAAATTTTGGAATATTCTCTGATAACTGAAAAGAATCTTTGATAGCTTCACCAAGAACCCGCAAAGATTTTTCTCCCGTATCTTTCAATGTAGAGAATAATCCAAATAAAGTTTTCGATCCTCGCTCTGCTCCCTTATAGAATAATCCACCTTCAGCAGTAGCTTGCTTGAATGCATCAGAAACCATCTGCGCAGAAATTTCCCCTCTGGACATTTCATCCTTGAGCTGAGCCATTGATTTTCCAGTGTTCTTGCTCATGATCTGTAAAGGATTAAATCCTGCATTGATCATTTGTAATAAATCCTGACCCATCAATCGCCCAGAAGCACTTACCTGTGCAAATGCAAGAGAAAGCTGATCCATTCTCGCATTATTTCCTCCGGCAATATCGCCCAACCGTTTCAATGTCGCCATAGTATCTTCAGCACTCATGCCGAACGACATCATGGTCTGCGCATTCTTTGCGAGACTGGCAGTAGTGTACGGAGTCACATCAGCATATTTTTCAATCTGAGCAAGAAATGATTTAGCAGCAGCTTCACTACCACCAAACATAGTAGTGAACTGAGCAGTGAGCATTTCCATATCGCCAAAAACTTTTAACGCGGCGATTCCTGTGCCGAGAATAGGCAAGGTGAGTCCTGTTGTGAGTGATCCACCAATAGTGGAAAGTCTTGAGCCAAAAGCATCTACTCTTTTTGCGGTTGATTCCAAATTAGCAGAAGCCTTTCCAACATTCACACCAAACGCACCAAAGCCCTGTCCTATTTTCTGCAAAGGGCCAGAGGCTTTGTCCAGAACTTTTATAATGGCAGATAATACATACTCTTTTGCCATTTGTGTCTTAATCTCCTAAAGAATTCTTGATCTCTTCCTGCATCTTCTCAGCTTGTGACCACCACCATTTTGTTTCCTGTACTTCCATTTCCCACATGGCTGATGGTTGAAAACCATAATACTTTGCGACTCCAGAAATCAATCGCTCCCAGCTTTCGTATTCTGGGGAGCCGGAAAAAAACTTTCTATTGCCTTTGATATCTGATCCATATCTGCAATATCAATTTCATCCGCAACAGATTCTGGAATACCTGCAATCGCTGCAATAAGAACCGGCATGTCTCCCAATGCTATCTTTCCTGTTTTAGAAAAATCTTTTGGAAGTAGCTTCAAATGCTTATTTTTCAAACGGCCAAATTCAAGCTCTTTGTAGATAATTATACTTCCATCTGCTTGAGTCATCTCTACAGGAAATTCAAGAAACACTTTTGCTTTTTCTTCCATATTTATTAACCCTCAGTTCCTTCAATCCAATACGGCCCGACAAAGGAAACCTTTGTCTCGCCTTCTCCACCTGTCACCGTAAAGTTCCGCATACAAGTGGCATTATTCATGGTGTATATCTTTCCACCACCAGCAGCACGGAAAATAACTGTCCCATTCTCGCGTATACGCGCGAGAGTATCCAAGCTAATGTCGCTCCGATCTGTAATAGTCACATCAACTTTTGCAACAGTAGGCTCCTCAACAAATCCATGCACCCCGGTATCGCCAAGAACTTCTTTCAAGGAAAAATTCGGCTCTCCTGATAAACCAATACCAGAAGCCTCCGCCCCTGCCTTGTTTAGCAGGGGCACTCCATTCACAATAACCTCTACGCGTCCTGTTATTCTATTCATTGGTTATTCTCCTATAAAATAAATTGTATGAGTGATGCAAGAATGTTGAACTGATTTATCAGATCAGGAGACAACAGTACATCAACTCTTGTTTTGTCCGAAGCATTTCTCTCCACAACCAGATTGTCCTTGAAGTCTGCGAGGTTTTCGATAAGACCCGCATTCTGCAATTCAGCAAAGAGCGCGATAATTTCTTGCTTGATTGTTTTCGGAGTTACTACATAACTTCCAGGCTGAACAGGGAAGGTATCATCAGCAAGTTTGAATCTCTGAGTAATGAAGCGGGTAGCCATTCGAGCTTTATATTGATATCTGATTTCAGAAAGAACGGCAAGGGTACAGATATCAAGATAACTCGGATCGATGGTTCCAACCGCGTTTGTTTGATATGTGGTAATTACTCTTTCAAGAAGCACATTATCACTCACATCACATATCCATGTAGATATTCCATCATACAAAAGGATGTCCCTTTCAGCACGAGTGAATCTGTTCTGAACAGGCGGTGCAAGAATCCCTTTGAGCGCAATTCCAAATAGCGGTCGTCCCGGATCATTATTCAGATTCCACGCAACCTGGGCCCCAACAGCAGCTGCCCATTCCTCAGGGCAAGATGGAGAATCATACGCCCCGATGATTGTATTGTGCGGACTGTTTCTTGTATTTCCAAGAGTAGTACAGCTTGCCTGAGTACCTCTTACAGCTGTTATGCCATGTCCCTGAAGATCAATAAGAGGGCCAAATCTATCAGCCAATTCATTTTCAAGAGAGGTAAGATTTGCTGCATCAATATATGGATTAACAACATAATGATATTGTGTGCCATCAATAACAGCCCAAGCATCATCAAGCGTAGGATCGGTTGTCCCACCAGCGAGAGGAGTAATAACAATTCCATTTACGCTCCATCCTGCAGGATTGCTTTGTCCCACATAATAATTCGCTCTGACATCAATATAGTTTCCAAGAGTTCCTGATTGTTTTGCAGCAAGAACAAGATGATTGGAACCGGCTGCTGATGCTGATGCAACTGCTAAAACAGGGAGAGTATTCTTTGCATTTATCACAGCTACTACTTGAGAAACAATATCGGTGACACTCCATGCTGATGTAATAGGTATATAGCATGCTTGCCCATTGATCATCAAATAATAATTACAATCGGCTGTTGCTGAAAGAGCAGAATCAAATTTTATTATTCCGCTTGCTCTTACTCCACCGGCAGCACTGATGCTCAATGCCATTGCGTGCAACTCTGTATTCGGATTATTTTCTTTGAATGTATTACACATCCTCGCAAGGATCGATCCGACTCCGAAGAAACCATCAGCAAGACCATTTGAGGTTATTTGCTTAATGGTATTTACTGCTGCATTCCCGGCAGACATCTTCTGTCCGAGGATAAGAACCTTATGGGGATTTTGCACCAATCCTTTTAAGGCTCTTGAATTATCAATCTCAGCATATGTTCCTGGAGTTCTTATGGTATCCGGAATATTGTTAAACGATATCATTTATTTTGCCTCCTCTACTTTTCTTATTTTCTTTTCCTCTACTTTCTGCTCAGCATCAGTCACTACCAATACATCACCAGTAGCAACCCTGCGTCTCCAGTATCTTCCATCTGGCCCGATACAGGGAACAACTGCACCTTCTTCCGGAAGAACAGAATATGTTCTTGGAAATTGAACAGTCAGTCCTTCCCTTGGCTTCACTCTCATATAACCTATATCCATATCAACCTCCTTAATTACTTGGGATCATATCTACGATTTAATATCCGATAAAAATCAAACTCACTTCCGTACGCTCTATCAAAAGCCCCATCATCAGGATTATGAGTAAGATCAACCCATGTTTTCATATCTGTAATTGAAGCATCATCAACAGGAACGCTTCCTTTCCACGGAAGATCAGCATGGGGCCATAGAATATATTCTGTACTTATCTTTTCAAAATCAGCTATTTGAGATACTTGGAGGTTTGGTTTTATTTCCCCTGCTGTTTGATTTTCTTCTTGCTGTACATCGCAATATCCATCAAACATTGTCAGTCTTGATCTGAATTCAAAATCAAATTCCCACCACAGATAATCATTTTGAATGATGACAAATCTTCCACCTACATAATACAAAAGGCTTTCTGCACCGACTATTTGCCAGCCCAAAAGACATTTGAATAATTCTGAGCGTATATTATCGAGCTTGTTATAAGCAGTAATTCCTGTTTTATCAGCATCACTCAGATCATTTCCAAGAGCAACCACGACCCCAAACCGTTCTGTGATCTGCTGATTGATTCCTGAATCATAATTGTTTGGAGGACATTCATCTGATAAAGGAACAACATATGCCATATCTCTTTTCAGAGTATTCTTAATAGCAATATCAAGCTCAGCACTTCCCCCAACCATTGTTCCAAAATGAGTATTCTTTGATCTTAAATGTAATATGATAGGTACAAGTTTCATTTCATCCCCGTAATCATCCATGCATTTACATTGTCAGGAATAATCTTTTCGAGATCATCCAATATCTGAGGTTTAAACTTTTCAACAGTAGGATTGAGCCATGGCCTTTTCCTTCTTTCACTCAGAGCCTCTTCAAGTTTCTTGAGATATGGTGCCCCGCCAGTAACTCCAATCTGAAGAAATACGCTTTGTGGTTTTACATTTGTGTCAAAGGCAATTGAACGCACTCCCTCACCAGTATCTATTGCAGGGAAATGCCCCGGCAATGATGGATAATGTCGCTTCCCGCTTTTAGTTGATTTATATGACCACGGTGCGCGCTTTGTATTTCTCATTTCTGTAATGATAAAATTGCGCATCTTATTTCCGCCTTCAAACAACACCTTATTTATTTCTCCCGGCTTCTTAACAGCATTAGCAAATTGTCTCGCGATATTTCCAGCCTTGCGAGAAATCTCTTTTAATCCTCTTGAATCTATTGAAGTAAAATTGCTCATAATTGCTCCGGATATCCTGTTCCCATTTCTTCAACTTCCATAGCTCGTATTTTTATGTACTCATTATAGTTTTCATCTTGTCGCAACGTCATTATTTTAAACGATCTTCCTTTTACAGAAGAGCCTACTTGCATAAAAATATAATAATCAGATTTCAGATTGATTAAATCCGGCATCTGTTTAAATGCTGAATCAAAAGCAATTGATAATTCCCTACCAAAATTCTGAACCGCAACCTTACGGACAATGAAGGTATGTGTCGGGATATCGCTTGCAACAGTTTCTCCACGAATATATTTCACAAACTCTTCCATCCCACCTTTTGTTCCCTCTTGAAGAGCGGCCCATATTGTTGCGAGTATTTCATAGGATTGATCAAATCCGCCTGTTTCCTTATTTGGAGTTTGAACAGGTTTCCTTATTTGTATTCTGTGTTTAAGTTTATATGCAAGTTTCATATGTAATGCACCTTGAACAAACTTAATATCGGCTGAATCTCAACAGGAGGCTCGCTGCCCACTGCCCTGTTTTCATACATTGCTGTTGCCCACTGCTTGATACAATCTCTTATTGCTGTCGGGACATCTGTCGCAGCATCTCCATATCCCGCTTTATATCTGATTTGATATCCACCATAATATCTTACTGTATTCTGTGGAGGAGTAACACCATTCTTCAATATCAGCAAACCGGGTTCTGAAATAATATCAAAATAATAATTGCTGCTGGCATAAACAGTTGCAACATTTGATTCATCTAACGTTTCCACCGCAGTAATTGAAATTAGAGGTGGCCGGGGAAGTTCGATAACCTCACACGGCCACAAATCCATTTTAAGAGTAATTGTTTGCTCAATCAAAGCTCTGTTCAAATAATCTTCCGTCAATCTTCTTGCAGACGTGATGAATGATTCAAGCAGAGTATTTTCATCATCTCCATCAATACGAGCAAACAATTTTAACTCCTCAACAGTAACCGGCTCCGAAACAGGAGCAGAAGAAACTATCCATTGAGGATTATAATATGGATCCTTCTCTAATATCATTATTGCTCCTCACCTGGCTCATCATCTTTCTTGTTCTTGTTCTTGTTCTTGGGAGCAGGACCAGCATCTTTGTTATCAGGAGCAGCTTCAACTGCCTTTTCTTCTTTTGCCAGTTCTGCCCATCCTTCTTTCAAGAAAACTTTTGCAAGACCCTCATCAATATCATATGTTTTCCCTTTTTCAAAAGACAAAACCACAATACCATTCGGAGAGCCTTTCTGATCAACCTTCATTTTAAGTAACATTTGAAAACCCTCCTATACCGAAACTTCATCAAACTGTCGATTGCCACCGACCACAGTCCATTCACCAGCAGTAAAGCATTTTATCTTTACCCACCCTTCACTGTTTGCTGATGTGTGCATGCAGAGATTAGCAGCGTTCGAGAAATGTCTTCCAACGATGCTACATAGAGATGTAGATATTCTCACACTCAACACACTTTCAATCAGGAAATTCTGAACTACAATTGTAAGTTCATCCCCGACAGACGGTGTAACCAGCCATGCAGAAATATTGCTGCATCCCACTGAAAGGCGAAGAAACACTATCCCATTTTGCGGGAGATTTGAAGTTGAAAGAACAGTGTTGGATGATCGAATGATTGTTTGCTGTTGATTATCATACAGAATTTTTTTAAGGGCGTCACCAGTAACAGTAGCAACCCCAAAAAAATCAAGTAGACCATCAGAATCTATATCAAGCCGATCTGCCCCTTGGGGGATTCCAACTTTTGTATTCTGATATGTACTATCACGCTTTGTCATTTTTACCTCCTATGTAAAAAGTAGCGTAGGGAAGTAGCGATTTCCCTACGCATAAAAATCTTAATCCCCTACAGGAGAATTGACGGGCCATATCTGCGCTCCACCAAGAATCGCAATAGCTGATGCTGAAATTGTAGACGGTGCATTTTCTTCCGAAAATGCAATACGTACAAATCGTCTTGGGCCTTTATATCCTACATAGAATATCTTGCCTGTTGCTGCGCTGATATCATCAGTTGAAGTGATGCTCTGGAATATACCACTATCAAGAGTTGAATATGCTCCAGCCATACCAATCACAGAATGAATCATCTGAGACGGATATACTTCAGACCAATCCGAAGCCCCTGTTCCTGCTGTGTTGATAACTGCATGTTCGAGTTTCAACTGCCAGAACTGATTTGCCGCGAGCGCGCCTGCACTTGTCATTGCTCCACAATTGATTACGAATACGCATGCATCATAACCAAGAGTATCAATCGTCAGGCCATTTGTAGCTGCTCCTGCCGCAATATCTTGCGGAACAAGAGCCTGAAAAAAGGCCAGGCTTGAATATAGATCGCGTTTAACATTAGACATATTATTTTACCTCCTTATTTTAAAATTATTATACGTGGATCACGCCGATTTTGATCGCTTCCCAATTGTCAACATCTCCACCCACACGTTTGCGAGTGTAGAATTCAACAAATGGTTTTACGGTGTACGGATCGCGCTGAACAGTTATGCCAAGACGATCAAGAATCAGATAAGCAGCTTTCCAGTCAGCAAGAGCAACTGCAAGCGCGTTAGCTGATACTGCGGGCATGGTCGTTGACATCCTGATCGGAAGACCTACGATATTACCGCGAACATCCCCCTGTCCGAGAATACCAGGACTCCAGATATAATTCCCCTGTCCGTCTTTGAGCAGAAGAGCAGCAAGAACGGTAGTTCTGTTCATCAGCCAAGTTCCACGATCAAGGAAAGCCTCTTTCAAATGGAATTTGATATTGATGAAACCATCAGCAGTAAGAGCTGCAGCAGCCCCCATATTTACTCGCTCAACTGTTCCGAAGGTTGTACCATTTGCATAGGTAAGGAATCCACGAGGACGACCGATGCCATTACCCGTCACAAAAGCAGCTCCCTCATCACGACTGAATTTCTCAGCAACCTTGTTTGCGAGCCATGATTCGATGTTGATCCCGGAATCCTCAAGCAGAGTCTGTGTTGCGCGCGGGCGAGCCCACTGGGTATGGACAGAAACAGAACGCTTCATCCAACCCGGAGTTGAAGTTTCTCCCGGAGCTGTTGTTTCCCCATGGGTTTCACCTTCCCATCCAGAACCAGCTTCATCCCATTCAGCCATCCATTCAAGTTTCCCTGTTGTGATGGATTCAACTGAAGCGAGCTGACGAACAGGATCGCCTTCATAAACAATCTGAGTTACACGATTTGACATTGCAGTCGGAACAGTAATTCCACCATCAGGATCAATCCCTACCTGAAGAGCTTTCTGCATATACTCCGGGGCAATACGGTCACGGCTTCCGCCATATTTCCTTGCCCACCCTTCAAACGCTTTCTTGTACTGATCATAGGCCTCTTTGCTGAAGGCTCCACTTTTTTCAAGAGCTTCAACCTCTTCAAAAGAAACACCCATGTCGTTCTTGCGCTGAACAGAAGCTACGGCAAGAGTGAAATCCTTGATTTCTTTTGCTGATTTTTCTTCCAACTCAGGACTTACCTGTTTGCCAGGACGCTTCAGCGCAATCTCAATCGCATCAATACGCTGAGTATATGCTTTCTGATCCTCGATCATTTTTTTATCGAGTGCCTGTTGACGAACAGTGATGTCCTCACCAAGCTTCTGCACTTTTTCAAATGCAAGAGTATCTTTTGAATTCTCATCAACCACATGCTTCAGCTCTTCATGATTCTTTCTCAGCTCAGTATAGTTCGCTTCGAAATTATCACCGAGAGTTTTGATTTCCTGAAGCACCGCTTTCGCAACTTCAGGTTCGGTCATTTTGCCGATTTCCTCAATTGTTAATCCCATATTGTATCCTCCTAATTTACAAAGTTATGGATTGCCATTTTTACATTCATCATTCTCAGCTCTTTAAAAGCCTCGCGTAATGCTTGTTTCTCATTTACATCCCGTAAATAAGGCTTGCATCTGCTTACCAACAGCGCGGATTCTTTTATGCTCAGCCCTGCATCCCGTAGGGCAGCTTCAAGTTCCCGTTCTGTTTTTGCTTCTTCAATCGCTTTGACGTTTGTGATCTGCGCACGAACAGCAGCAGGAAAAGTGACTGGAGAAATTTCCCACAGTTCCACTTTTTTCAAATACCGCGTTCGTTTGTTTAACTTTTTATCCTCCTCAATTGAATAATCTTGCACATCATATCCTATCGATAATCCTTTTAATGCACCATCTTTCATAAGCAAATGAGCTTCATCTGCTTTCTGTACTCCGCGAGTGAGTTTACCGACAATATAAAGGCCCTTTTTATCCTCGCTGATTTCTTTGTAGACCCCTATCGGGAACTCACTTTTGTGCTGCCACAGCATCGCAATACCTGTTCCATTTCTCCCCCCGGCAGCTAACGAATCCTTGAATGCTCCCTTAACAATGATATCACCATATGAATCTGGATCGCCTCCAAATACCGAAGCGTACCCTTCGAATGTTCCATCATCAACCAAGGATGATGCTTTTATCTCAAAGGGAACATCTAAATATTCTTTGCTCATTTATCTCCTCCTCTTTACATAATCATTTATCAAATTCTGATAAAATTTAATCCAGTAATTTCTATGATGATTTGTACCTTTTCGAGCCAAAGACATTTTTAATCTTGTCTCTTCAGAACAAGGATTGTGCCCAAAAATAAATCTATTGTGACATTCTTTTCCACAGCCGCACTCACACAGATTCATCTTCATTCCCTCCTTATTTCTTACGCCACATTCTGAAGCAATCTCATTGCCTTTATAATCCTGACTGCTTGAGCATGTTTTCTATCAACCTTAATGCCTGTATGAAATAACTGTACACATCGGCAGTAAATAATATTTGCTGCTGAACCAGAAGGATCGCCAGGATATTTCAGATTCTCGCCTGTCCTTTTGAACGTATCATCTATTGCAACACGCTCACCATTTGCAATAACGTGGTTAAATGGCAGTGTTCTTGTTCTCATATCATTTGCACTCAGCCATTCCTTTTCCTTGATCAGTCCTGAATTCTCCATTGCACCAAGAGTGCTGTAATTCGCAACAGTATGCGTTTCTGTTCTTGCTATTTTCATTGCTCTGAAAGGAGAGGAGACGGCTCCTACTTCCTTTATCTTTTTTGCAATATCCTTATTTGTATTTCCAGCTTCCATCTCGCGCTTAACTATCTTGGCAATCAGCTTCTTTGTGACGAGGGTGGTCATCACTACTTTTCTTGCTGTGTTTGTATCCATCCATGGAATTGCCTGTCTCCAAAAATCATCAATGAATCCTTTTGTTTCATATCGTTCAAATCCCTTTGTTTTATTCACCTCTGCAAAAGCACTCTCGCTGAATTGAGTTGCTACTTGCATGTTACATTTTCTGAAAGCCTCTCTCATGGGCTTATTATATTTATCAATGGCATAATTGAAATCCAGATTATAACTTTCAATATTTTTAGCAGCGTCATTATATTGTTTCTTGATGATGGATTGAACTTGTCTTGAAAATACTCTTTCGAACACAAGCATTTGTCTTTGCTGTGCCACAAGAAATCTTTGCTTGGCTGTATTGCTTGTTATATCAATCATTTCGTTTCCTCAGTCAAAAGACCCAATGCCATTTCTGCTTCCTCTCTTGTGTACCCCTGTTCAATCAATTTCTGTACTGCTTGCTCATCTTTTTCATCTGTATTTGTTTCTGATTCCATTCCAAGCGGAAGCATTGTTGCGGGAACAAGTATCACGTCCCCACCTTCTGCCTCCTCATATTCCACTGCCTCACGTTTTTCATTTACTTTCAAGAATGATGCCTTCTCAACACGTTCCCAGACCTTGTCGCGCTTCGCAGCAAATGCCGGAACATTATCAAGAAGGAAGTTCACAAACAGCCCCTGATCTTTTACTTGATCTGAAAAAAACCAATGATTGAATTCATCTTTCAAGAGACACAGATAAAACATCACCGTCTCTTCCCAAAATGCTTGTCGAGCTTCCTGATAATTACTGTATGTGTTTGTATCCGGTATCCCCACGATCTGCGGCGGGACTCCCCATATATTACAAATGTTCCGGGCAAGTTCAAGATTTGATTTAAGCCAATCCATTTCTGTAGGTGAAAATCCATAAGGCTTGACATCTTTTACTTTGCCTTCAACAATCATCGATTTTCCGACATTGTCTGATCCTTCTCTCGTTGTTTTCAATAAATTTGATAATCGTTTATATTCTTTATCTCCGATTGATCCATCAAATATATATATGAGTCCAGGACGCGCTTCATTCTCAATAAGATTCTTATTCCACATGTTCGAGCTGTTATGAGTATCAACAGAAACAGCAGCCGGTTCTGTAGGAGACATTCCCCAAAAGTCATTAAGGGGATGGAATGTTTTCAGATGAAGGATATCACATCGTCCTGTTATAAGATCAACATCATATTTCACTTCTGTTCCGTTCACATGATAAGTATATCCTGAAATCTGGCCTTCCTTATCAGCATTTATTTTGAATCTATCGGGCCGTAAAGAATACAGTTCTCTTATCTCTCCACCATTCATCCCAGCAGAAAGACTCACCTTTTCGACAAAACTATTTCCTGCCATGCCAAGATATGAGATAATAGATTCAACAAGAGTGGTAAAGGATTCCCTCGGATTCGGTCTTTTCAAAATAGCATTGATGTAATGGTTTTCAACCGCTTCATTTTTCTTCTCGTCTATGTGTTTAAATAATTTCCAAGGCACAGAAGCAGCCGACCGTGCAATGATAGAAATACATCGGAATGCAATCACATTCTTCATGTATGTTTCTTTTGCAAAGTTTTCGTAGTCCCTGTCAGGCCATACCACACCACCGGGAATCCCGGTTACAACTGCGCCTGAAGTTCTACTTAACTTTCTTTCCAGCCTTGCGAGGAAAAACTTTTCGAAGAAGTTCAATTTTTCCACTTTCCTTTTTCCCCTTTTTTGAGCAATCTGTACAAATTCTTTTTACCTTGTCCTTATTCATCCTCTGCCTCTTTCAATAAATCAGTTGCGTTCTGCGCCATATAAGCAGAAATTTCTTTGTATGCTTTACTTGTACAATCGCTGCTGAACCCTCTAAATTTAACCCTTGCAGGATAAACTCTTGTTATAACGCCATCATCTGTATTTGAATCATAATTATCAAATTCAAAAACAATAGCCCATCCAAATATATGTAGAAACTGATTCACAAAAAGAAGGAGGCTTGATTTCCTAAATTCATTCCAAGTTTTTTCTTCAACCATAAATCCCCCATCCCACAACATTTATTCCTACCACATTTGCGGCAGATTTTAAACTGAACTCAATCACAACCTGATCGTCAGAAAGGAATATCAGCGGGTTGCTGAATAAATACCATACATCCGTTGATCCCAACATAGCCTTGCTGATAAAGGTTAGATTATATGCCGATCCTTTTGCAGCACTCAAGCGCATGATAAGATCGCCCACACTCGCAACAGCAATGCTTGTATGTAATCTCAATTCATGTATCTTGAATATCTTGCCCGGAGCAAAAGACTCTGTTATCTTTCCATTTGCTCCGCCTGATGCAAAAAAGGAAAGCTCTGTCCATCTTCCATATTGAATATGCTCTTCTGAAAATGCCATTGTATCCTCCTATTCAACCAAACCCAAAATAAATTTCTTCACTTCTTCTGTTCCGAGAAACTCAAACCAATCCTTTGCTTCTGTGAGCAGATAGGAAATTGGAGTCTTGACATTCATACTTCCCTTATGCATTTCAATTGCAGCTTCATGAGCTGCTGCAATTTGCGATACCTGACAACCAGCACTCCATTTATTTACATTCGGTGTAATTCCATACTTATTTGCCCTGTGAATATTAAGACCATTGCCATATTCATTTTTTTCCGGTTCCCAAGCATCAATCATTCCATCTTTGTCAACATCCCGCGCATATTTTATTTTACCACACTGAACCCATGCCTCGTGAGCAATATCAGGTTTGCTTTTAAGATGTATTCCGAGTACATGCGAATCCTCATATGGCCCTGGAACAATAAAGGCAGCTCCGTCATTTCCACCCATAGGATTCTGTACCCAGAATTTGCCCGGCACAGTTGTAGCATATGAGATGATTGCAGTTGCCTGATTGCTAAAGATAAGCAGATCATCAAATTTATCATCCATAGCATTATCATCAAAGCGGATTCCAGTTATCTCAAAAGGTTTTGCTTTCGGAAAATGTTTTGCTCTGATGGCTTCAATATAAGGAATTAACTTGGGTGCAAGCATTACTATATTCATACAATTCTTATCCTCGCTTCCACATGTTTTTTGATATGGGTATATAATCCATATCTTGTTGCGTCGCAACCATGATCCTGAAATTTTACCGGCTCATCCAAAGGATGACCATTTTTATCTACCTTCCAAACATATCCTGTTACTTCTTTGATGAGGTCTGGAGAATCTTTTGTATAATGTATCTGTAATGTTTTTACAAAATCAATTCCGTCCTTAACATTCTTATCTGCTGCCTGAGCATCGAATCCGGCTTCAAACAATTCCTGAATTCGATCAGGTTCGTTATCACAATAGATCGGATCATTCTTGCTGATCTTCAGCCGCTTCATTTCTTTTATGAGCGCTGAAGTAGTCAATTCTGTTTTATATATTTTCTGTTCAACCCATATTTCTTTCTCGCCTTTAATATATATTTTTACAAGGGCAGTCGGAACATTAAATCCAAAATCAAGTCCGTATATTGTCTCGTCATATTTTTTAGGAAGGGCGTCCACAATATCATAATTATCGTAGATAACTCCTTTAAGAGTTCCCCACTCACCAAGATAATAAACGGTGTATAATGACTTGTTGCTTTTCTCAAGGTCTTTGAGAGTCTGTAAATATTCTTTATCAATCCATGGATTATCTTCTGTGCGACAATGAATCTTTGTTATTGCTTCATTCTGCTCTTCCCACCATCTCCGAAAAACCCAACTGCCTGTTGATACTGGATTGAAAGTTGTGATCATCTGTTTATACAGCCCACGACCACCACGCAATATCAAATCAGCATTCTCATAAACACTTTCTTGTATCTCAGGAATCTCTTCAATCCACACCATATCAACATTAGTCATTGACTGTAATTTCTGATGCGCCTTGGAATCATCCAATCCAACAAACTGAATCCGTGATCCATTATCATATTCAGCAAGATAATCAGATTTGTTAAGATGATATTTTAATTTGAAAAGTTCTGCTCTTTCCTCAAGCAGTTCAATACAGGTTCTTTTCAGCGACGGAAGGGATTGACGAATGACAACGATCTTTAATTTGATATCTCTTTTTGCATATTGAGATTGAACAGAGGGCTGAATCAATAACTTGTCAGCAACATCATAGGATTTCCCTGATCCCTTTGAGCCATATAAAGCAATCCGTCGATCTGTGCTTTGGAAGAATTGCTTATGGTTAGGATTTAGATGGTTGGCCAGATTTATCTGCGACATCAGTACTGCCAGTGCCAAAGTTTGGAATAAAATCGTTAGATATGACAAGCGTTACGCCTCCAGAAGTTGCGTCAAGTTTTATCGACTCAGGAGCTTTTCCGATTATGTGATCGAGACAGAATTTGATACAATCATAATCCCCGGTAACAGAAAATAGTTTTACTGATCTATAAATTCCTTTCTGAAACATGGTTAATTCATTCTCATTTATCTTCTGGCCTTTTGATTGCAGATTAGCAGCCCAATGGAAGGTATTGAATATCTGAGTTCTTGTAGCGTCCCGTACTGCTTTCTCTTCATCTGATAATTTGGGGCGTCCTAATGACACCGGAGCAAACCCCTTTTGAAATCCACCCTTGCCAGTAGGGTTTCCTCGCTTACCTGGAGTTCTCTTTTTTTTCTCTTTTCTCAGTTTTTTCTTATCCATGCCTGAAATTAGATACCGATATTTTTTTAAAAAAAACTCTTTTTTTCCTATTTTCAAACTTTTTTCTCATAAAATACTATTTTTTTTATTTTTTTTACTTGACTTTTTATATGGTTATTAGTATATTAAATTATTGAGATTAAGAGTTGATCTTAATCAAATTTAAGGAGGAAGAAAATGAAATATGATTATTATACTCAGACAAAAGGGTTCGAAGAAGTAAAAATTTCCCTTTCACAAGCAATTAAAATTTGCAAACAAAGCATAGGTTCTTTTTCTACATCAGAAATAAAAAGCAAATTGCACAATCCTGAAATAGGTGAAATGGAAAGCGGATTTGTTCGTGTTTGGGCAGAAGAAAAAATGTAGCATATCAGCGGAGAGAAATCTCCGCTATTATTTTAAGGAGTACTGCCATGACAATTCAATACACCCACAATAACGAAACAAAAAAAATCTCATCAAATGCAGCGGCAAATATCTTGTATAATCATTTTGAAAAGCATATCAATTTTTTCGATATCCTGTTCAGCCTCAATTCTTTGAAAAAAGGAAATGAGCTGAAGTATGAAGAACTGTCCTTTGTCGGAACCGGCGAAATATGGCACAAGCCTGTACTTTAAGGAAGGGGAAATGGCAAAAATAAAACATGAATGCTTAGAGTGCGGAACAACATTTTCATATGATTATGAATCATCAGAAGAAGATTATGACGAGCCCTGCTGTCCAGGCTGTTTAAGTGAAAATTTTATTCTATATGAGGAATAAATAAAATGAACATCTATAAAAAATGGAATGAATCAGAAGAAAAATTAAAAGCAGAAGGGCTTCCAATTGGATGGTTTAAAACCACAAAAGCGGAATGCTTACGCCATACAGAAGAAAATGGGTATTACAAAAAAGGAACTGTTTTAAAGATGCTTGAAGAGGATGTCACAGTATTTACTCCATTTGCAGATTATCACAGATATGCAAGGAATAGGAGCGCATCATGAAAAAGATAATATGCGGATTACTTTTGTTCTCATCTCCTATCATGGCACAAGAGGTTGACTTTTCAGTAGGAAAAGATTTAAACTCGAATGCTTATGTTACCTCAATCAAAATAGGTCTGCCTATTGAATACAAAAAATTTTCCCTTACTCCTTATGGCGGCTGGGAAACCTGGGCAGAATATCAAGGCAATATCTTGACCGGAAAACCTTTCCGAGACACCTACTCGATGGGATTGAAACTGAATTTTCAATTTAATGAAAGAACTTCCTTTTACATTGATGGCTATCGTTTCTGTACTCACAATGTAAAAAGCTATGACGATCAGAACAATCTCATGGATTCCAAATTTATCCGCTCTAATGAAAAATGGGGGCACAGCATGACTGCGGTAAGATTTGGAATCACAGCAAAAATAAATTCTTTCAGATTGGATTGAGGCATAATATGAAAATCAAAAAATTTGAAGTCGGGAAAACCTATTTTTGCAGATCATCTTGTAATCATGAATGTATCTGGAAATTCAAGGTCTTATCAAGAACTGAAAAAACGGTTCAGATTGAAGAGCAGGGGTTTGCCAAAGAAGCAAAACAGAATATATACGGAAATTTTCGTATCTGTTTTTCAAAATATGATGAGGCAGAAATGGTTTATCCTCTCGGAAGATATTCAATGGCTCCTATCCTAAGCGCGGAGAATATAACAAAATGACATCAGAAGAAAAAGAAACCAAAGATGCCATGGCTATATTTCATCTGACAAAAGATCGGGTCACTCAAGCCCATATTGATTTTGTTAGATGCCATAATGATAAAGTAGTACGCTACCAGCAGTCAATAGATAAGCTGAAAGAAAATATCAAAACATGGGAGATGATAAAATGAAACATACAAAAAAATGGGCCAAAGAATTATCCATCGAGCTATGGACTTATATCAGAGATAATTCCAACATCATCAGCTCCAAATATGATATTGGAAGATATAATCCAATATTGTATATAAAAATAAGACCCCCCTTATCAATACCTGTCCTCTTTGCGTTCTTTTTTATAATCACCGTTATGGATCAGATTGTTGGGAATGTCCTTTGGGTAATTGTTTTCCAGGATCGCTTTATACCAAGTGGCTTAATGCCGCAGGTGAAATTACTCGAAAAGATTGTGCAGATAAAATTTTACAGCAAATGATAAATTGGAAGGTGTAAGATGACAGCAACAGAACTGTATCTCAACAGCAAACCCATCATCAAGAAAAAAGTGTATCAGTACATTCGATATCGTCCATGGGTAGAGCCGGAAGAGTTTGAGAGTCAAGCAAATCTCACTTTTGTAAAATGCTTGAACTCATATGATCCTGAAAAAGCATCCTTCCAAACTCATCTTTCCCGATCTCTTGATTACGATCTGACTCGTTATCTGAAATTCTTTGCTCTTGAATGGACTGAACTGTATGATGTATTTTTGTCTGAGCAGCTGTTCGAAGAAAATGTTCAATTCAAATTCTGGCTTAAATCATTAAGCATAAAAACTCAGAGAATAGTTGAAACAGTTCTCTATATGCCAATATCCAAAATCGAAAATCCAAGGACGGGCCGAATTTCAAGAAAAAGTATCCGAAATTATTTTCATTGTGATTGTGGATGGTCATTATCTGAAATACAACACTGCTTCAATGAAATATCTTTAGCATTAGAAAAAATTTAAAGGAGAAAGAAAATGAGAATATTTATAAGAATGAATGGATCACAGTTGAAACAGGAGATGAAAGGATAACAAAACTATCCATCAACATCGAACAGGGTGCTGTGATCGAACAGGATGCTCGGATCGAACAGGATGCTGTGATCGAACAGGTTGCT